GGACTCAAACCTGTAACCTTCTGATCCGTAGTCGTAATTCGGCTATTTTTGGCTATTTTTAGCGATTTTGATTTTATTTTGCAAATCACTGTATTTCAGTGGTAAATATAGTCATTTTATCTTGATTTGTTTTTGGTGATTTGATTTAATTATGTATATTTGTGTGTAAATTGTGTACCGCAAATTAAAATTTATACACAAAATGAACTACTCGAAAGACGGCGTAACGGTTGCCGCAATGTTTGATACCGCGCACCCGAAAAAGTCCGGTAAGTGCCCCGTAAAAATCCGTGTTACCTACAATCGAGTGCGGAACTATTATCCGACTGGAAAGGATTTATCGCCGGAGGAATGGGAAATACTGCCGACTACAAAGGTGCGTGCACTCGTGGCGATCCGCAAGGACATCGAAAGCAGCTACCAGATCGTGCGGGCGGCTGTTGAGGAGCTGGCAGGGGCCGGTGCATTTACACTCAGCAAACTGAATACGCGGCTAAAAGGTGCACCCTCAGACACGGTAAACACAGCATTTAGGGCAAAAATGGAGGAATTAAACAAACTCCAGCACGTCGGCAATATGTTGATATACGACAATGTTCTGAAAGGCTTAGAACGGTTTGCCGGCACCCGTATTCGATTTGAGACCATTACAGTATCATGGCTGGAAAAATATGCTGCATATTTGCGGGAGGAAGGAAAACGGCAAACGACAATAGCAATCCACCTCCGAACGTTGCGCGCAATTCTCAACGAAGCCAAAAGACAGGGAGCAATCAAGGAGGCGCAATACCCTTTTGGTCTCGGTAAAGATAAATACAAAATACAATCAGGTACGGGGCGCAAAATGGCTCTTGCATTGGATCAAATAGGGCAAATAGCCCGTTATGACGACGGAAGCGAGGCCACGACTAAATACCGCGATTATTGGCTGTTCCTCTACTTGTGCAACGGGATCAACGTTGCGGATTTCGTGCGGTTGAAATATCGAGATATTGTAAAGGGAGAAATTTATTTTGAACGCACAAAGACCCGGAACACGATCCGCACATTGCGAGATATTCGGGTTGTGATGACTCCGCCAATGCAGGCTATTATCGACCGCTGGGGGAATCCTAATCTGCCTGATAACTTCATTTTTCCGGTATTGACAGGCCGGGAGGATGTTATGACAGCTAAAAATAAAACCAAGTATTTGACGCACTCGATTAATAAGCGCATGAAGGAGGTAGGCGAAAAGCTCGGTATCGGCAATATCTCGACCTATACGGCCCGTCATTCATTTGCAACTGTACTAAAGCGGGCGGGCGCAAACATTGCCTATATCTCTGAATCGCTGGGGCATCAGGACCTCAAAACAACGGAAAACTATCTTGCCAGCTTTGAGCGAGAAGAACGGGTAAAGAATGCGGAAATATTAACGAAATTTTAATGGGTATGGATAATAATATGTTGAGAAAAATAGCTTCTGGTAAATGCGGTGATGATAATAACCTAGGATATTACGCTTTAAAATCCGAAATACAAGAACTCAAAAAGCAGTATAAATTTTGCGACGAACTCGTCGATGAATTAAAGGTCGATGGATATAAATATTTACAAGGTCGCATTTGCGATATTCACGACGAAAATAAAAATATGCTCGGTTTTGACCGGGGGAAAGCTCCCACAGAAGAAGAAATAGAAGACCAAATATTCGCAGCGGGGCATAGTTATATTGAATATTTTGCCGACAATCCAACATTATCATTTCATTATGATAATGAAAGATTGGAATTTGTTAGCGACGACGGGCAATATATTAGCTCCGGTGATGTATTGGGAAGTGAAGAATGCCGTGAGTTGGCAATGAATGATCTATGGGAAAACTATCGCCACGACCATCCACGAGGGGCAGATATAGATGCCGAATTGTCAACATTGCACTTTCAATGTGAAAGCCAAATAGCGCATTATAGGGATCGTCAGGCTTTTATCGACAAGATAAAAACACATTCGAATACAATAGCTCCCCAATATTCTTTGGTGGATTACATAATAAAAGATCGTAATAAAGTTTTACAATTCATTGATAACGAATTAAGACCATGCAGGGCGACGCAAGGAAAGTTAATCGCTATGTTAATAATCGTTTTGCATGATGCTGGGTATTTGGTAGAATATAACGGTAAATTATCAGATATACATAAGGCTTTCAAGGACGCATATCCGGGTAAAGTAGGAGCATTAACCGGTATTGTTGATTATGTAAACAGCTATAATAATGACAAGTACATGGGGGATAAACGAATAAAACAGGAAGATTTAGCAACATTGAGAGATAAATTAAAATAATTTTTGTGTAGTGCGGTGGAGTACACGGGACTCCACTATTTCATTCATCACCTTTGCGCTATCAACGTTGAGCAATCCGCCCGATCAGCGGATACTGTCAAACCGTTAATAGTGTCAAAGTATGGACGAACCTATTATTGTAACAACCCCCGCGCAACTACAATCCATCATTAGCGATGCAGTAAACGCAATTCTTCCTAAACTCGCCGACTTCCGGCGCAAGAACGAACCCGTCGAAACCGACGGAATGACTGTCGAGGATGCCGCACGGTTCCTAACCGAGCAGGGCATACCCACCACACGTGCTACGCTCTATAGTCACGTCTACAAAGATACAATCCCGTACAAGAAATTTGGACGCCGAATCGTGTTCTCGAAAAAAGAGTTTCTTGCGTGGATCGAAGCGCGCACCACGCGCCCGGAGGATAAGCGGACAGCCGCCGCGTTGCGTATTGCCCAATCAGCGAATAACCATCAATAGATCAGGGGTATGGATCAAATGAAGATCGCCGCCGGCACTCGATATGAGCACGCAGCGGCAACCCCTGATGTCCCTGTCAGCAAAGATACGCAAAAATCTTTGGCTTTCCATCAGAAAAGGGTCTATAATTTACTCCAGTCGGGCAAAAAATATTCCGTCGCTGACATTTCGGCCGTGTTGAGGTTATCCGATCCTCGGAGCTGCATACGCTATCTGAGGGCAAAGGGTATTTCCATCCTCGACGAGTGGGTGCCCAGCGAGCACGGCAGTAGGTTTAAAAGGTATTTTATCCGGAAGGAGGTGCGGAATGATTAACAAGAGCTTTTATGTATGGTCCAATGATGATAAGTTCAAAGGAATAAATGCGGTTGAAATCTTCATCAATTCAAACGGCGGTATCACATTGCGCGAGGAATGCGACGACGACATACCAATTGAGATGCAAAGTCTCATCATCTTATCCCCCGATATGGTGGATGATGTAATCGAAGCTTTACGTGTGTTAAAATCCGAAATGCAATAGCGCTATGGCAAGACCAAGAAAAAATAATGCGGAATATTTTTCGCATGACGCCAATATGCGCGACGATTTGAAGATAAAAGCTGTTCGCCGTAAATTTTCGCACACGGGGTATGCCGTATGGAATTATTTGCTTGAAACTCTTACAGATAGCGATTTCTTCGAAATCGTGTGGGACGATGTAATCATCGACCTACTCGCAGCGGATTATGGTGTAACGGTTGAATTATTGGACGAAATCGTCAATTACCTCGTGAAAATCGGACTTCTGTGCCTTGACGGTAATAAACTATACTCTCCGTCTCACCGCAAACGCCTTGCCCCGTTAATGACTGAACGAAACAGGCGACGAAATACAGAACAAGATTCTACAGGGGTTTTACCGGTGCAAAACTCCGGTAATACGGAGGATATGCCAGAGTTTTGCCAAGATTCTACAGGGGTTTTACCGGGGTTTCCTAAAGTAAAGGAAAGTAAAGTAAAGGAAAGTATAGTAGAGGATAGTAAAGGGGGTTATAAGGGGGACGATACGAGCGCCGATAATAGCACCGAAGGTATGAATGCGGGAGGCTCCGCCCCCGCGCCCCATAAATACTCCGAATCTTTTTTGAAATTTCAGAAGTGGATAACAAACAGCGCCCCGCGGGTTGCAAAGATGAAAGAACCGATGACCGAGGAGCAGTACCAAAAGTTGAAAGACAAATATCCGACCGAGCAAATATGCGAGGTATTACAGGCAATGCACAATTACGAGCCGTTGATACGAAGAAATAGATCGGCCTACTTGACAGCTTCGAATTGGCTACGCCGCCACGATCAAACCACACCCCAAAAACAAACGCCCCATGAAACGCGAAAAACAAATTTCCTATAACCGTCCGGCCCCTGTTGAGGGGCTTCCGGAATCGCCCGAACTCGAAAGGGCCGTTTTAGGCGCTTTAATTCTCGAACCGGATCAATTATCCGACGTGACGGAGATCGTCGGAATTTCGGCCTTTTCTGACCCAAACAATGGCAAAATTTACGGCGCGATGCTCTCAATGTTGGAGCAGGGCAATAAAATTGATCTTTGTATGCTTTCGCAGCATCCGGAACTCAAGGGGCGGGAGATGGTCCGATACTTGGTTGAGTTGACCAACTCGATAGGGTCGGCCGTCAACGTTTTGGATCATGCTCGGCAGCTCGCAGACATAGAAGCCCGGCGCCGTCTTATCATGCTGAGTTATGAAATCGCAGCCAAATCCAGCGCCGGAACGAATTCCGCCGAGGAGATATGCGAATTGGTCACAAATCAGATTGCGGCATTAGTGTCCACAACAGCCCGCGTGAGCGACCTAATACCGCTGTCTGACGCTGTTCGGGCAACTATTGACAATTTGGAGCTGCGGCAACAAGAAAGGCAGGCCGGCGAGTGCATCGGCATTCCTACCGGGTTGCAGCGGCTCGACGCTCTTACAGGCGGCTGGCGTGGCGGGCAGCTCGTGGTGCTGGCTGGACGTCCGGGAACGGGGAAGAGCGCTATGATGCTACATTTTGCCCGTGCTGCGGCCGTGTCAGGCGTTCCGGTGTGTGTCTATTCGCTGGAAATGTGCGTGGAACAGTTGACCGGGCGAATGCTTGTCGGCAGTTCGGGTGTAAGTTCGGGAGAGTTCCGCACCGGTAATGTTGACGCTTCGGGCTGGACGAAGATCGAGAAGGCCGGCGCGAAGCTTTCTGCAATGCCTGTTTACCTCAACGACCGGGCAAATCTCACTATTGGGGCTATACGCTCGCAATGCAAGGCGATGCGCCGCCGGGGACGGTGCGGGATGGTCATTATCGACTACCTGCAACTGCTCGATACGTCAAGCCGTAACCCGAACAACACTCGCGAGCGTGAGGTCGCCGCCGCCAGCCGTTCGGCCAAACTGCTGGCCAAGGAACTCAATATCCCGGTTATCCTGTTGTCGCAGTTGTCCCGCAAGGTTGAGGACAGGTTGGACAAAAGGCCGCTATTGTCGGACTTGCGCGAGTCGGGAGCCATCGAGCAGGACGCCGACATCGTCGCATTCCTCGATCGGCCAGCAATGTATGGCCAAACCGAGATCGACGCAGGACGCTACGGGATTATTCCGGCTGAGGGGGTCGGGTTACTGCACATCTCAAAAAACCGCGAGGGGGAGATAGGGTGCATTTGTTTTCGACATAACGAGAGCCTGACCCGGATAACCGACTACGAGAATACGGCGGACGCAATCGGGGAGGCCGAGCCGTTTTGACGTAATGCGCGATTTGAGCGCATGAAATTTCATGGGTGGAACAAGTACCCACAACACGAAAGAAAATCGAAAATTCAGAAACAGGAGATGAAAAAACGTATGTTTTACCCGCCTTTGCGGGACGAGTTTACAAAGACTGACCGAAAACGGCGATAAAACGACGATAACAACCATTTAAACGAAAAGATTATGAAAGCAATTAAGATCGACAACCAACACGGCATTGGGCTAATTCTCGGCCGTACAACCACCACGATTATCGACTGCCACGGTATGCGCAAGGGCGACGACGAAATTATTCTGTACGTCTCCGATGTCAGTGATTATGACACGGATTTCATACAGAGCGACTGCGCTATGCTGCATTTTAGCCCGGCGCAGGCCAAAAGATTAGCGCGTAAGTTGTTGAGGCTGGCAAAACAGCAGGAAAAACAAGCGTAGAACAAACTAAACAGGCTTAAAACATCATGAACAACGAAAAACTAAAAAAGATGCTGCATGCAGCCGAAAAGTACGGTGCAGATGCCGTCTGCGAAATGGTCGCAGAGCACACGGGACAAAATGGTTCTGAGCGCATCGAGGCTGTATCCAGCGGTATCGGCGACGATAATGCGTCCCAAATCGCAAATCTAATAAATGCCGGAACCCAGCGCATCATCGAGGGTGGCGAAAAGCGAACCCCGGATAGATCGCTGGCAGTTGATCCTTTTACCAACTTACCCATGTAATCATGTCAAAGAACAGCAAGAGAATCTGTATAGGGCAAATGCCCCTTCAGCATGGAATGTATGAATTCAGATCGGCCGTAGATAAATTACGGGAGATTGTCACACCTGCCGTCCTTGCCGAGTTCGGCGAGGAATTGACTGCAGACAACTTGCGGGACATTATGAGCGGCGGTACAGCCATTCGCGCCCGTATGACGGAAAAATTTAATGCGGCACTAGCCCCCATAGTATTCCCCGCAGAACGCAGCCAAAAAGAGGAGCTATATACTTCTTTGTTGGAGCAATTCAATGAGATTTGCCGCAAAGTTCAAAAGCGCTTCGAATCATTCGGGACTGTTCCCGCAGACTGCTACACGGTAGACAGTAACGGTCAGGTAACTTTTGATTCTGAAGTCGCTGAAGCTGTCTTTAGCGAAGCCGCTAACTTGTATATAGACGATCCGCAGCAAATCGAACTTTATAATGCTGCGTTAAAAGCATTATCCGCATTGCAGGAGCTTGACACACTCGCACGCAAATATGGAATGTATGCAATAAACCGAACAAACTACCGGGCCATAATCGATATGGATATTGAAATGTCCCCTACTATGGGCGTATTATCTGCAACTCAGGTTTTACGCATCAATCCTTTCGCCATACAACAAGGATATGACGGCGGCCTTTTCAAAACTAGGTCCATATAAATCAAACAGTAACCATGAAAGAAGAACAAGAAAGCCAGCAGTCCCAAGGAGTGACGGCCATCGACTACTCCGAGGAAGAGGCAAAGAAGCGCGCTGCGGAATGGGCGGAAACATTGCCCGACGCCGAATAATCCAAACGTACAACAAGATTTTTAACAACTATGAAAAATTACGAATCAATTATCGAGACCTACAAAGCGGCCATTCCTCAACTGGAGGCAGCAATACAACAGTTGACGGCTTCACGGTTGAAAATATCTACCGAGAGCCTCAAGGATATTGCGACGGATAACAGTAAGAGTATCCGGGCGCAAGCACTGCGGATCGCAGCCGAAGACGCAAAGAAAATAAATATCGTGACAACCCGCCAAACGCTCACGGATCAGGCTGTTGAATACCTTAGCAAAGTAATAGACAATTCGCAGCAGGTCGTTCATGAAGCGCTACACCTCGGCAAGGAGAAGGCACTCGATTATACTGCCTTTGTGGTGAACGGCGATAAAATCGAATTGTCTGCCGAATGGCTTGCAGATCAAGAGCGGCAACGCCTTATTGATGTAAGCACTATGCGGGGGCGTGTACTTCAGCAGTTCGACGAAGTGCGCCGGGCTGTTGAGGCTCTGAACGCCTTGGTCGCCTGCAACAAGAATTACAAAATGGGGTTGCTCCCCGCCGGCACCCGATACCGGACAATAGCAACCATCGACGAGGACGGAAAATTGGAATTGCATTCTGAAGCATTGGATTTTCTGGGATAACAATAGAGACGGGTGGGGAAAGCCCCGCCCATCTCACTAACATCCATATTCACTATGCTATACCCAGACGGACAAATATACGAACAATCTGGGGAATGCGCAAGAGGAGAGAAAGGATAACCAAAGGATTTGCAGCTGTCGATGATAGGACCGTCTGGACGCTTGAGTTGAACCGCGATGAACTGATGATAATTCTGAATGGGATTAAAAATCACCGAATAAAAGGGGCGCGTATGAAACTGGCGGCCTTACGGGAGCAGAGAAACCGACGGCGCGATCCCGGTAAAGCAATCAATGTAAAATCAAAAAAAAAGTAAAACCCATGAACGAGAATAAAAACGCACACAAGGACATTGCGACAACACCAAGGCCCCAAATGGCCGCATCCGGAAGGCTGGATTTCATCAGTTTCCGAATAGCCCAAAAGAGCTACACGATATACAAGATGTCACCCCGGACCACGGCGAGAATCATGGCCGCCCGGCATATCGGCAAGGGATCTGACGGCAGCAAGGCATGTATCGTGGCAATGGCCCATAGTATTGCGCTGGCCGTCGCTGGAAGCAAAAGCATATTCGCGGATCTCAAGGCGTGGTTTATATGCCGGCGGATTATGAAACGGGCATCTTTCGCCGAGTTGTTTGACTGCTACCAAAAAACGCTGATGATGATTCCGCTGGAGGATATTTCTGCAGTTGCCAGCGTAATAAGCGGATTGGCTGAAACTGTAGCTAAAGATGCGAAATGATACACCTGTGAATCATCGAAAAAATAAATTGCAGAAAAGCATTGTTTACTATTGCTTTTTCACGGGACCGCCGCAATCTTTGTACTGAGCTTATGAAGGAATAAGCCACGGATGATAGTATAGTGCGATTGGTCTGTTGGCTTCCTGAGCCGACAGACCTTTTTGTTTAATCCGGGTGCCGAGGGGCACCGCAAAAAAAAAGTTTTATGACTGATTTAATGACTCTGGCGAAAAGCCATCCCGACACCACCGTTACCGTCAAGTTGAAAGACCTGATGCGATTTCATGAGGATATCACTGCCGACCTAGAAAAAAGATTGCTGAACAAACTTGTCGAGATTAGAAAGGATGATCGCTATCTATCAATAAATCAGGTATGCGAAATATTCTCAATTGATCGAAGCACGTTGTGGAAGTGGCAGCAGAAGGGCCTTTTGGTTCCCTTTAAAGCCGGGACCATTTGGCGATACAAGTTGTCGGAAATTCGCGCAATGGTCAACAAAGCCACCAATAAAACAAACAAATAAAGGGGTGACGATCCGAGCCGCAACAGACATAAAAAATACCCGCGTTTCGCAACGCAGGTAATGTAAAATTGCACGCCACCTAGCCAAAAAACTAATGTACACGCACAATAACCGTTAAAATTTAAATAATTGTTATGAGCGCACTATCATTCAAAATTACTACGGATACCGCAAAGATAAACAATTTCCGTAAATCGCTTGAACGTTTATACGAATTACTCGAAAAATTCCCGTCCAAATCAAGCGGATTCAAAGTTATAAACCGCCATATTAGCGATCTGGAGACTCGTGTAGATCAGGCTATACGCAAAATTGCCAAGATGCAGCAACAAGCTGCGGAGTCGGCGGCTAAAGTGGCCACCCCTGCCACCCCAACAGCGACTCCCAGCAACAGCAAAACGACATCAGGGAGTCAGACGGCCCAAGCCGAAGCAGCAGCATATAAAGACCTGATCGGCACCATCCGAGAAGCTAGCGCCCAAAAAAAGATATATACAGCTCAAATTGAGCTGTTGAAAACCAAGACGCAAGCACTGACGGCTGAGTACAATGCACTTTCCAAAGCCGAAAAGAACAACGCCGCAGTCTCGCAGGCACAAAAGGACAAACGGCTGGACCTTTCGCTGTCTATTGCCAAAAACAAAGAAGAACTGGCGCTATATCAAGGAACCCTGAAGAACATTATCAAGACAGAGCAATTCGCCGAGGGATCCATTAATAAAATGTCGCAATCGCTGACCCGGATGAAGAATATATACCGGAATTTAAGCGCAGCAGAGCGGGAGGGGACACGGGGACAAACCATGCTTAAAAATATCGACACACTCGATACGAAGATTAAAGAATTGGATGCGGCAATGGGGGTACACACCCGCAATGTCGGTAATTATGCTTCCGGATTCAATATGCTTGGATTCCAGATTCAGCAAGTCGCCCGTGAATTGCCGTCGTTGGCGTATGGCCCGCAGATTTTCTTTTCGGCCATATCCAACAACCTGCCGATGCTGGCCGACGAGATTTCACACGCGAAGAAATCTGTTGATGAATTGAAGAAAGCCGGGCAAACATTCACGCCCGTATGGAAGCAGATTGCATCGTCCATCTTCTCGTGGCAAACTTTGCTTGTCGCCGGAGTTACCGTACTTACCCTCTACGGAAAGGAGATCGTAAATTGGGTGTCAAACCTTTTTGCGGCAGATAAATCGCTGGACTCGGTAATTAAGAATATTGACCAGTTCAACAACCAAGTTACAACCAGCAGAGAGGAGCTACAACGCGAATTCCGGGCTTTATCCCAAGCAAAGAAAGGTACTGCAGAATATGCTTTAGCACGTCAGACGATAATGGATAAATACGATAAATATTTGTCCAAACAGCGCGCTGAAATACAGAATCTGGAGGATATGCGTGGTGCCTATGAAGTGCTGTTGAAAAGCGTTACTGCCACGTCTGTAGCTAAAGGATTGGAGGAAGCGAATGCTAACGCTGCAACTGAATATAGTGAGGCTTTAAATAAAGCATTTGAAGGCGTTCAGGCTAAATTTATTGCAAAGTTCGGCAAAGAAACAGGAATAACTTACTTTACAAGATTCCGCGAAGGATTACAAAGCGGGGTTCCTGAATTAGAGAAAGAAGCGCTGGAGATATACAAGATGTTTGAGGGGGCACCTGACGGCATGAATGTTATTGACACGTGGAAAGAGATATTTACAGGCAAAGCGATAGGGACAACTACTCATAACGCATTGGAAAACAGCTTTAATAGCGCACGTGAAGCTACAATGCGCTATAATGAAACTCTTTCTGCCAATAAAGTTGCAATGCAAGCTCTGTTAGATATGTATAATATCTCAGCGGAAGATATTGACAAGGATGGTAAAGCGACAGAAGATATAGTAGAGCAGAAGAAAAAGGAAATCGCGGAAATCGAAAAAATTGTAGCCAAGACACCCGAAGAAGTTGCCGCCCGCAACAAAAAATTGGAAGCGGCACGGAAGGAGTTGAAGGTATTGGAGAATTTAGGTCTTGCGACGAAAGATCAAATTGAATTAGACAACACACGAAAACAAATTCAGCGCGAAATGCGAGATGCTGGATTTGAAGCAAGACAGGCGGAAATTGACGTAATGCCGGAGGGGATAGATAAAAATATCGCCCAAATAGAATTAGACTATCAGAAGCGTGAAGCTGCCATAGCAGATGGAGCAGAGCGAATCCGTGAACTTCAGAAAAAAGAGCTAAGCCGAGGACAACGCGAGTTAATTGCAGCGCGCCAACAGGCTATTAAAGCGTTGAAAAATGAAGAATGGGATACTGCGTTTTTGGCAGAAGCGGGAATAAAAGACCCCAAGACATATTTAGATGACCAGCTTGAAGCGTGGAATGAGTACTACATGAAGTACGGGACCATTCTCGAAAAGATACAGGCTACAAAGGAGTATTACGACAAAAAAATCAGCTTAGCAAAAGACGCGGGAACGGCCGAAGCATTGAGAGCCGAAAAAGACGCCGCGATGGCTGCCCTTGAGGTGGAGGGCGGCGACTTTGTCAATAGCCTAATCAGCAAGATAAAAGGAGATATAGAAAAACTAAAGCGCGAGATAAAAGCTGCATTAAAAACGCTTGAAGATGAATTTAATAAACTCCCTTCTTCGGATTCTGAGCAGGGGGATGATCTGCGAAATAAAATAAATGTTCTTCGGGCACAATTATCCGCCATTAATAAATTGGACCCGGTAAGCGACGAAGAGCACAGCGAATCCTTTGAAAAGTGGCAGAAACTATACAGCACACTCACTAAAATTGAAGGACAATTTAACGACATCGGCGAAGCTGCGGGCGGTGCGATGGGGGAAGTAATATCGACCGCGAGCAAGATTACGACCAGCTCGCTGCAAATGATCAATAGCATCAAGACCCTTGCAGAAAATTCGGCAGAAGGGATTGAAAATACGGGAGAAGTAGCCGCAACCACCATCCAAAAAGTAGAACGGGCATCTGTAATTCTGGCCATTATTCAAGCTGCGTTGAAAATCATACAAAGCATTGCCAGTATATTCGGAGATACGGAAACTTCAATGGAGCGGAATATCCGAGAAGCCCAAGAATTAAACGAAGAGCTGCGGGTGATGAATGAACGCGCCCGCCTGAATGCCGATGTATTCAAAACTGTTTTCGGAGAAGATGCCTTTGGGAATTACGTTAATAATGTAACAGCCTTAACTGACGCCATGAATGCCTATCAGGCAACAATGGATAAAATTACAAATCGTGGCAAAGAAAAGTATGTAGAATTTGGAACAGGTAATACAGGTCTGGCTAATTTATGGAAGGATGATTTTATCTGGGAAAGCGTTTCAGAGTCTGTTGCTAACATGATGAATCAAGTTCAACATTCTACATGGTTCCGAAGCGCAAAATATAAGAAATTAAAAGATGTAGTCCCTGAATTATTCGAAGAGAGCGGCGTGTTAAATATGCAAGCCCTCAAAGAATTTGTAGAGGGGAATAGCGATACTTTCAAACACCTCTCCAAAGAAAATCAGACATACCTCAAAGAACTGGTAAATAATTGGGAGACATATGAAGAAGCGATAAAGGCAGTCAATGACTACCTCAATGATATGTTCGGTGAATTAGGAACCACGCTGACCGATGCGTTGGTTGATTCTTTCGAACAAGGAACAAATGCCGCGGATGCCTTTGGTGAAGCGGCTGGCAATATGCTTAAGAATCTTGCAAAGCAGGTGTTATACACGGCAACTATAGGACCCGAAATAGAAAAAGCGCAGAAAAAAATTGACGCCATAAATCGGGACCTGTCACTCTCAGATGAAGAGAGGTACAATGCACTTGCCGGAGTTGTAGATACAATGCTTGATGATGTTCTTGCCCAGCAAAAGGTAGGGCAAGAATTATGGGAGCGGCTCAAACAGGCCGCCGAGGAGCGCGGTCTGCAGTGGGAGGCAGAAGCAGCGGGCCAAGAAGCGACTTCTCGCGGTTTTCAGGCTATGTCTCAAGATACCGGCGACGAGTTAAACGGCCGATTCACGGACATTCAAGGCAAAGTCACCGACATTCGAGGGTATGTAATGGCAATGGCGCAAACTGGAGGAATTATAACCGCCATAAACAACATCGCCACTTTAGGTGATAGAATAGATCAGATGTCGGTCGCCTGCTATGAATCGTTGCGCTTTGACGCGGAAACCCTTATCGAAGTGCGCGAGATAAATTCCAGCACTAAAAATATGGACAAAACCTTAGCACGGATCGAGGAAGGGATAAATAGCATTAAGAAAAATACTGAAAACATCTAATGCTTTTAACTACAAATAAACAGCAATAAAAATTGGAAATGAAGGATATTGACAATATAGAAGAGATCAGGATTTCCGCTCTCCGTGGCGGAGCATGCAGGAAGGTAATGCGCATTCACGACTTCCCCGAACTCATAAAACTCATGTTCACGCCGCAGGGAATCGAATTCTGCCAAGACCACAACTTCCCCTCGGTCGAAGTGTTTAGAAAGAACCGAGACAGTTTAGAAGGGCTGGGAGTATATGTAGATGCGGGAAATATCGCGCTCAAGGGCAAAGAGTACGTATGCCTCGTCGGAGATACAGACGCTACTATAGAAGCAGCAGGAGCGAGATTCACCCACACGATAATCCTGATGCACGGCGCAAGGGCCACGATCAACGCCAAAGATTACGCCGTGCTGAATGTTGCAAATATCAGCGGAGAGTATTCGATAAAGAAAGACAGAACTGTGATTGTACTGTAAAACAAAGCCGGGAATAATCCCGGCTTGTCAATTATTTCGTGCCCCTATTTTTACTGCTGCTGATAACTGGTATGATATCCGGCAGGTCGTCTTGGCCCGGTGGCTTTATTCCCCACTTGAAGTTCCGCCAAAGTTTCACTAACCAATTCAAGTTGCATCCGAGTATCTTCGTTAATGTCATTCTGATCTTTGAATACTTCTTCTACGTACTCTTTGAGTTTCAATACTTCTCCTTGAAGTTCCGCCACCCGATCCACGGGAGTATTTGTAAGCATCTGCCGCATTGCTACGAAAGCCCGCATAATGGCGATATTTGCATTTATGGCGATATCACTATTCAACAAGCCGGATAGCATGGCTACGCCCTGTTCGGTAAACGCATAAGGCATTTTGCGAATACCGCCCCAACTTGATGTCACAATTTGTGATTTCAAGTTTGCAAACTCTTGATTCGTAAGCTGAAACATGAAATCAGGCGGAAATCGTTTGCTATTGCGTTTTACTGCCTGATTTAATGCGCTTGTCGTTACTTGGTAGAGTTCTGCCAAATCACGGTCCAGCATCACCCGCTGACCCCGTATCTCGTAAATCTTGCTCTGAATAGGTTGTAGTTCCATGTCTTATATCTCTGGGCCAAATATTCAACCACCGTCCGTGAGGCTTCGTTGCAGTGCAAAGATAGTAATTTTTGCTTTGTGTGTGGGAAGGAATGGAACAAATAAAAAACCGAGGCAAATGCCTCGGCTCTAATCTTTTATTTTAAAGGAATGAATTTAATGGTTATCACCTCGCCTATTGAATATGTTTGGGGCAAATAAACCTTAAATATCGCATCTTCTATTTTGTAATTATCTATATATACCAAATTATATACGCCATCTATTATCTCCGCTTCTATTTGTTTGTATAAATGCCCAAGATAGGTAGCACAAACAGCAAATGTTGACTTGTCTCCTTTTTTTAATTTAATCCTTATTTCATATAAACTATCATTATTACCAAACAAGTACGCTACATTATGAACTAAATCATTCTCCCCATCATATATTAATCCAAGATGAGAGCCTTTTGATCTTTCTCTCGTTTCTTTTGAGGCTATATAATCTTGAGATTTATAAAATTCAGTAACAGGAGGAATAAAGGTATTAAGCGTAGATTTTACTGTTGTATTGTAAGTATTATCTCCAATTATAACTTTTGCAAATCCAACATGCTGTGCCGTAATAACACCATTATCAACAGTTGCTACAAAAATATTGTCTGATGTCCCGATTTCGTTTAACCCTGTATTATATTCCTTAGGTTTATCAGATACGGTTCCTCCTTTGGCGTATATTTCAATATTATATTCATTAGATGTATCAGACTTGTCAGAGTTATCATCTCCTTTAGAGCACCCTACAAATGTTATTGCGACAAATGCCACAATAAAAAGTAAAAATTTTTTCATATTCTCAGTGTATTGGTTAGTGCAGTAAAATTATAAAATCCCTCCGCACCAAATTTTTATGAAAAATAAATTTTATCCAGAAAACCGAGTAAAAACCTTGGTTTCTATCTATTTACCATTCATTAGATGAATTTTCAATTCCTTTCTTTACGCCATCTTCAACTGCTTTTATTAAATCTAACGAACTGGTATATACATATCTTAAATTGTCAAAGCTTATTTGCTTGAACTTTGTTTTGCATCCAGTCCAATAAGGGTAAAAACTTCTTAAAGTATATTCTGTTCCATCAAAAGGATGCCGTAAATCTGCATCCTGCTCTCTTTCTACTCCGCTAACAGTTACGGTAACCCTGAATTTATTATCTTTTATTTCGATCTTAATTATGTGCCAGCATCTATTTCGGCAAATAGTAGCCCAATTTATAGTACGAACATCTGAGTCAGAAAATCCTTTCCCAACAATCAATCCTGCTTCTTTATCTTTAATTTGAATAACTTCTTTCGCGTCTTTATATAGAGATACAAGTTCTTCCAATGCTTTCGTGAAAATATCATCTTTTGATTGATTTTCAGCATCAAATACTTTGACAAAGACCCATTCATTATCATTT